TAGTATGGAACAAAGGTAATGTCGAACTCGAAAATGGATCAAAGATTCTGGCTGCTTCTACGTCTGCAAGTGCTGTCCGAGGCATGTCATTCAATATCTTATTCCTCGACGAATTCGCTTTCGTTCCGAACCATGTTGCAGAACAATTCTTTGCATCGGTTTATCCTACTATTACTTCTGGTAAGTCAACGAAAGTAATAATCATATCTACTCCTAATGGTATGAACCACTTCTATAAGATGTGGGAAGATGCCAGAAACGGAAAGAATGGATATGTTACTAATGAAGTACATTGGTCTCAAGTACCAGGCAGAGATGCCAAGTGGAAAGAAGAGACATTAAAGAACACATCTAAGAGACAGTTCGCACAGGAGTTTGAGTGCGACTTCCTTGGATCTGCTGATACTTTAATTGCTCCATCTAAATTACAAACTATACCATTCACTGATCCCATATTAAGCAATGCAGGACTTGACGTACACAAGAGAGCAGAAAAAGATCACGAATATATTATTACTGTCGATGTTGCCAGAGGAATTGGTGGCGACTATTCTGCTTTCGTCGTGTTTGATATCACCAGTCTCCCGTATCAAATCGTTGCCAAGTACCGTAATAATGAGATTAAGCCTGTACTGTTTCCCTCGGTAATATTGCAGGTATGTAAAGAATATAATAATCCATACATCCTAGTAGAAGTAAATGATATAGGAGATAGCATAGCAGCAACACTAAACTATGACCTTGAGTATCCTAACGTACTCATGTGTGCTATGAGAGGTAGAGCAGGTCAAGTAGTAGGTCAGGGATTCTCTGGTACTAAGACTCAGTTAGGAGTTAAGATGAGTATCACTGTTAAGAAACAGGGGTGTGCAAATCTTAAGGCCGTTATAGAAGATGATAAATTAACCTTCTGTGATTTTGATATATTAAGAGAACTTACAACATTCATTCAGAGAAAACAATGTTGGGAAGCAGATGATGGATACCATGATGACTTGGTAATGTGTTTAGTATTATTCTCTTGGTTGGTAATGCAAGAGTACTTTAAAGAGATGACTGACATGGATGTCAGAAGGAGAATTTATGAGGAGCAAAGAAATCAAATAGAGCAGGACATGGCTCCGTTTGGATTTATTGATGATGGACAAGGAGAAGATACTTATCTAGATGCAGAGGGGGATCTCTGGGCATATGGTGATAAGCAAGAGGAAGTATCCTATATGTGGAATTATTGAATGAACTTTCTAAAATTCTAAATACTTACAGGTAAATTTGGAATTTATAGAGGGAATAAACATGGCAAGTCAAGTCTCGCCTGGAATTGTTATTAAAGAACGTGATCTATCCAATGCTGTTGTTACAGGTGCTTCAGCCATTCGTGCTGCAATTGCATCTACATTCCGCAAAGGACCAGTAGGCAAAATAGTAAACATTGGTTCTGAAAGGGAATTAATCGATACATTCGGAACACCAGCTGAGGCTAATGCTGCTGACTGGTTAGTCGCATCAGAATTTTTACGTTACGGTGGACAACTAGGTGTTGTTCGTGCTGCAACTGGAGTTCTCAATGCAACGCTGGATGGAACCGCAGTTCTCATAGGAGACAAGGATGCATTCGATGCAGGAGTTGGTGCTTCTGAACAGTTCGCTGCAAGAGATGCAGGTACTGAAGGAAACAACTTACGTGTTGTTGTAGTTGATCATGGCCCTACTAAAAAGGCTGCTAAGAACGGTCACGGACTATCAGTTGGTGATGCATTAAGTGATGGTGTTACAAACCATGAAGTATATTCAGTGATTGATGCTAATAACGTCACTATCATTGAGGGTGCTAACGCTGCTGCTGATGGTAACTCATTTGTTTTCTCTGACTTCACTGCTTCTGATTGGAACGCACAAGCAATCGGATCAACAGGTTTAACATATAAAGCAATTGCTCCTCGTCCAGGAACATCTGCATTTGCTTCTGAGCGTTATCTTTCTAACGACGAAGTTCATGTTGCAGTTGTTGATGAGAGCACAAATACAATCGTTGAGCGTATAACATACGTTTCTAAGATCTCTGATGGCAAGACACCTGAAGGTGCTTCCTCATATTGGTTGGATGCTGTTAACGAGACATCTTCTTACATTTACGGTGCTGCACTTGCTGCTAACCAGTCAACAGTCGAAGGTGAGAACTCTGGTTCTGCTGCTGCATCTTATGGAGCAACATCTGGATCACCTAAGAAATTTGCTGCTGTACTTCTTACTGCTGGTGGATCACTATCTGGTGGTACTGATGACTATGCATATACTTCTGGTGAAATTCAGAGTGCCTATGATGAGTTCCTTGATACAGAGCAAACAACAGTTGACTTTGTATTGATGGGTGGATCAATGGGTAATGAAACTGATACTAAGTCAAAGGCTGGAGCAGTTGCTGCTGTTGCTAATAGTAGAAAAGATTGCGTAGCATTTATTTCACCTTTCAATGGTAACCAAGTTGCTACATCTGGTGGTGCTGCTCTATCTGCTACCGATCAGTTAAATAACACAGTTAACTACTTCAACAGCATTGGATCTAGTTCATACGTTGTACTCGATAGTGGTATTAAGTACACATATGATCGCTTTAACGATAAGTATCGTTACATTGGTTGCAATGGAGACGTTGCAGGTCTATGTGTTTCTACTTCTGCTGTTCTTGATGATTGGTTCTCTCCTGCTGGATTGAATCGTGGAGGAGTTCAGAACGTTGTTAAACTTGCTTTCAATCCTAATAAAGCACAGCGTGACGAACTTTATACAAATAGAATCAACCCAATAGTATCACTTCCTGGTACTGGCCCAGTTCTCTTTGGAGATAAGACTGGTCTTGCTTCACCTTCCGCGTTTGATAGAATTAACGTTCGTCGTTTATTCCTCAATATCGAGAAGAGAGCAAGAGGACTTGCTGAGGGTGTATTATTTGAACAGAATGATACTACAACACGTAGTAACTTCAATGCTTCTATATCATCTTATCTTGGTGAGGTTCAAGCACGTAGAGGTCTAACTGACTTCTTAGTTGTTTGTGATGAAACAAATAACACTCCAGAAGTAATTGACAGAAATGAGTTTGTTGCGGAATTATTCCTTAAGCCAACTCGTTCTATCAACTTTGTTACTGTTACTGTCACCGCAACAAGAACTGGAGTTTCCTTCAGTGAAGTTGTAGGTAGATAATTATCCATAGAGCACAATCATTAAAGAGGTAAATTAAATGGCAAGGTCAAACGTATCAGAGTTCCTACAGACTATAGGGCAGGGCGTAAAGCCCAATATGTATCTGATCGACATGCAATTCCCAGCTGCTCTAGCAAAGGAAGGTGAGGATCAACAACTCACCAACCTGCTTTGCAAATCGGCAGCTCTCCCTGGTTCAAACTTGGGTGTAATCGAAGTTCCTTTCAGAGGAAGGACGGTTAAAATTGCTGGAGACAGAACATTCGACACATGGAGTGCAACATTCTTCAACGATAAGGACTTTAAACTTCGTACATTCTTCGAGCAGTGGGCTAATAGCATAAACACTCACGAAGGAAATACTTCTCCACTCTTTACTCCTAATGCTTCATCAGGTTATACTGCTGATCTTGGAGTTAAGCAATTAGAGAAAGATGCAACAGATGAAGGTTCAGTTCTAAGAACATATAACTTGAAGTATTCATTCCCAACTAACGTCTCTCAAATTGACGTTGCTTATGACAGCAATGATCAGATTGAAGAGTTCACAGTTGAATTCCAATATTCATACTTCACAGCTGAAGCTGGTAGTAATGCACGAGCTGGCGTTTCTGCTCTTCCTGTAGTATAATAAATACTATTGGATTGAATATAGGAACTAGTTATGAGTCAACTTTTTGGCTTTCAGATTAATAAGAAGGAGGGAAAGCGAGGTCAATCTCCAGTCCCTCCTGCTGCTGATGAGCCTATTGCAGTTGCAGCAGGTGGTTATTATGGCACGTATGTAGATACCGACAACTCGGCTCGTAATGAGTTCGAGTTGATTCGTCGTTATCGGGATATGTCATTACACCCAGAAGTTGATAGTGCAGTAGACGAAGTAGTAAATGAATTTATTGTTAGTGATAACAATGATAGTTGTGTTGATGTCAACTTAGACAATCTGAAAGTAGGTGCAGGTGTAAAGAATAAAATCAATCAAGAGTTTAATCATCTTAAGCGAATGCTTAATTTTGATAATCGTGCTCATGAGATTGTTCGTTCATGGTATATTGATGGAAGATTATATTACCACAAGGTAATAGATTTAGATAATCCAAAGAAAGGTATTACTGAACTTCGTTACATTGATCCTATGAAGATCAAGAAGGTCAGACAAAAAATTGATAATGCTCCAAAAGATGCTCTAGCTCGTCAAGCAATTAAAGGGACAGCACTTGAGTATGAATACGGAACATTTGTAGATTACTATCTTTATAATCCAAAGGGATTTTATAAAGGTGGTGTTTTAGGTCCAGTGGGAGACATGTCATTGTCTCAAGGTGTTAAGATTGCTGTTGATGCAATTAGTTTCACACCATCTGGTTTACAAGATTTAAACAAGAGAATGACTCTTGGTTTTTTACATAAGGCCATTAAGTCACTCAATCAACTTAGAATGATTGAAGACTCTCTTGTTATATACAGATTGTCTCGCGCTCCAGAGCGTAGAATATTCTACATTGATGTAGGTAACTTACCTAAGATCAAAGCAGAACAATATCTACGTGATGTCATGGCACGTTATCGTAACAAGTTAGTTTACGATTCTGCTACTGGTGAGATGCGTGATGATAAGAAGCACATGAGTATGCTTGAGGATTTCTGGTTACCTCGTAGAGAGGGTGGTCGTGGAACTGAGATCACCACCTTGCCTGGTGGACAGAATCTAGGGGAACTCAAGGATGTTGAGTATTTTAAGAAGAAGCTTTATAACAGTCTCAATCTTCCTCCTTCCCGTCTCACCGACGATAATAAAGGATTCAACCTCGGTAAAACCACTGAAGTCCTCCGTGACGAACTCAAGTTCGCTAAGTTCATTGGCAGACTACGTAAGAGATTTGGAGAGTTTTTTCACGACGTTCTCAAGACGCAACTTATTCTTAAAGGAATCATCTCCCCAGACGACTGGGAAGATATGAAGGAGCATATTCAATATGACTTCTTATTTGATAATCATTTCAATGAGCTAAAAGAAATTGAAATGATGAACCAACGTATTGCCACTGTAACACAGATGGATCCTTTCGTTGGAAAATACTATTCTATCGAGCATGTTCGTAGACAAGTTCTATTACAACGTGACGAAGAATACAAGGAAATGGATAAGCAGATTAAGAAAGAAATTGAAGCTGGACTTGTTATTGATCCTATCAATGTTACTGAACTTGATATGTTAGATCGTCAAAATGCAGCGTTTGCTCCAGAGATTGATGCACAATCTGCTGAGGATGATCATCAAAGGGAGTTGGAAGCAGAGAAGGCAAAGCCTAAGCTTCCGCAAGCCAAGAGCTCTAATAATACTAAATAAAATATAATCTCATAATATTATGACGCAAGAAACTGAAGTAGATAATGATTTAAAGGTGCCAGGAGTAGTTGATATCGTTGCTAAAATCAAAGATAACGACAGAGCTTCTGCCATTGATGACATAAATGATATCTTGTATACTAAGGCTGCTGATGCTCTTGGTACGGACAAGATTGATATTGCGAAATCATTATTTAATGAACCCAGTGAAGAACCTACTGTAGAGCCTGAATCCAATGAAACTGATAACGGAAGCGATTGAGAACATACAAGTTCTTGAAGAAGAAAAGAATGGAAAGAAACTTCTCTATATTGAAGGAGTATTTTTACAGTCTGAATTAAAAAATCGTAATGGTCGTATGTATCCATTTGAAACTCTCAATAGAGAAGTTGAACGTTACAACGAAGAATACGTTAAAAGTAAGAGAGCATTAGGTGAGTTGGGACATCCCGATGGACCTACTGTTAATCTTGATCGTGTCTCTCATAGGATAACAAGTCTCCGCGCAGAAGGAACCAATTTCATAGGTAAGGCCCAGATCCTTGATACACCTATGGGTAACATTGCTAAGTCACTTTTAAGTGAAGGTGTGCAGTTAGGAGTTTCTTCAAGAGGTATGGGAAGCATCGACAAACGAGAGGACTGCTCTGTAGTTCAAGATGACTTCATGTTAACAACTGCTGCTGATATCGTGGCAGATCCATCCGCACCTGATGCATTCGTCAATGGAATCATGGAAGGTAAAGAGTGGGTTTGGCAGAATGGTATCCTAAAAGAAACAGAAGTTGCTAAATATAAAGGAGTTATGGACGCGGCATCGCGTCAAGAGTTAGAGGAAAAAACATTGAAAGTTTTCAATGACTTCCTTACAAAACTCTAATTTAATAAATAAACTTAGATTATATACGGAAATTCGAGGAATTTAACAAATGTCTGATACATTAAACGAAAAGTTTGAGGAGTTTGCGACTGAGCAAAAGGTTACTCTTAAAGAAGGAGATCCTATGCCATCAGTTTCTGCTGAAGTAATTCCTGGAACTGGTTCTGATCCTTCACAAGTCTCTGATGTTCAGACATCGAGTGCTTCTGGAAAAGATCCACAACCTAAAGTAGAACCTGCTGCTGTTCCTGGAGCACAGTCAGTAACTGATTTAGGTGGTAGTTCCACAACTCCAAACGAACATGACGAAGACGGTGAAGAAAATCCTGGTGCTAAAGCAGCCGCTCCTGTAGGAGCTAAGGCAGCACAGAGTGATGGTACTGCTCAGACAGGTAACATCAACGATGCTGGCGATCAAGGTACACAACCTACTGTTGGTACACAAGTTGCATACGGAACTGGTGATGGTGGTAAGGTAACTTATCCAATTCATGCAGGATTTGAACTCGACGTTTCCGATGACATCAAAGCCCTACTAGAGGGAACAGAACTCACCGAAGAGTTTGCCGAGAAAGCAAAAACAATTTTCGAGGCAGCAGTAAAAGCAAAACTCAAGGAAGAGTACGACAAGCTTGTAAAACACTTTGCTGAAGAGACAGAAAAGAAAGTTGAAGAGATTAAGAAAGAACTTTCTGAAGAAGTCAACGGCACTGTGAATTACGCCATTGGACAATGGAAAGAAGAGAATAAGATCGCCATTGACCAAGGTATAAAGACTGAGATTACTGAAGACTTCATAGCAGGTCTTAAGAATCTCTTTGAAGAGCACTACATTTCTATCCCAGACGACAAAGTTGATGTGGTAGAAGGTATGGCCGATCAAATACATGAGATGGAATCACGCCTTGACGAACAGGTCAAAGCTAATGTGAAGTTACAAAATCGCCTAGATGAGTCTGCAAGAATTGTTGTTCTGAACAATGTTTCAGAAGGACTAGCAGATACTCAGAAGGAGAAACTCGCTGCTCTCGCAGAGGGAATCGAGTTCACATCCGAGGAAGAGTTCACCAAGAAAGTATCAACTATCAAGGAGAGCTATTTCAAGGAGTCAACCGTGACCCAATCTGAGGTTGCAGATGAGACCCCAGTAGAAGATCCAGCAGATGTTACACCAGCAATGGCAACATATCTGTCTGCTCTTAATCGCTGGACAAAATAAATTATTCGTTTAACACTAACTTTTTAAAGCAATGTTTAATGCAAAAGCTTTAACAGAAAAGTGGGATCCTGTTCTTAGTCATGAAGGCACTGGTGCCATCAAGGACAATTATAAGAAAGCGGTTACCGCAGTTCTGTTAGAAAACACAGAAAAGACTCTACGCGAAGAGCGTGGCATGATCAATGAGGCTAGCAATACTGCTGGTGCTATTGGTACTAATGCCCTTTCAGGTAGTGGTCTTGGTACACAGACAGGCGGTCTAGCTGGTTTCGACCCAGTAATGATCAGCCTCATACGTCGTGCTATGCCTAACTTGGTAGCATACGACATATGTGGAGTTCAACCAATGAGTGGTCCTACAGGACTTATCTTCGCAATGAAGGCTCATTATCAAGAGCAAGGTTCAGCACTTCGTGCAGGCCCAGAGGCTCTATTCCACGAAGCTGATTCCAGCTTCTCTGCATCTAGTGCAGGCCCAGGTGCTTACAACCAGACTAATGCTTCTGGTGGTGACGACACTCATCCTCGTGGTGACAACGGTGCTACAGATGCAAACCCAGCTCTCCTTAACGACACATCAGGTGGTGGTACAACAGGTGCTAACTACGAGCGTGGAGAAACTGGTGTAGCAAGAAACGTTGCTGAAACACTAGGTTCTGGATCTACTCTCTTCAACGAGATGAGCTTCAGTATCGAGAAGACCTCGGTAACAGCTAAGACTCGTGCTTTAAAGGCAGAGTACACACTAGAACTTGCTCAGGACTTGAAAGCAATTCACGGTCTTGATGCAGAGCAAGAACTTGCTAACCTATTGTCTAGTGAGATTCTTGCAGAAATCAACCGTGAGGTTGTTCGTACAGTATATACAGTCGCTAAGTCTGGTGCTCAGAACAACGTTGCCAACGCAGGTGTATTTGACCTAGACGTTGACTCAAACGGAAGATGGTCAGTTGAAAAATTCAAGGGACTTATGTTCCAGATCGAGAGAGATGCTAACGCAATCGCGCAGCAGACTCGTAGAGGAAAGGGCAACTTCATCATCACATCTGCTGATGTAGCATCTGCTCTTGCTATGAGTGGTACTCTTGACTACTCTTCAGGTCTTCAAGGATCTGGTGGACCTTCCATCGGTGAAGTTGATGACACTGGTAACCTCTTAGTTGGTACCATGAACGGACGCATTAAGGTATACGTTGATCCTTATTCAGCAAACGTTTCTAACACTCACTACTACGTTGCAGGTTACAAGGGATCTTCACCATATGACGCAGGATTATTCTACTGCCCATATGTTCCCCTCCAAATGTTAAGATCTGTGGATCCATCCACATTCCAACCTAAGATTGGATTTAAGACTCGCTACGGCATGGTCGCAAACCCATTCGTTACTCAGGACGGAACAGGAACAGGAACACCAGATGCAGAAGCATTGACCCACAACAAGAACCAGTATTACAGAAGGGTCCGCGTTGCGAACCTCATGTGATCAACTTGGTTACAGTTTAAACATAAGGGGGGTCGTAAGACCCCTCTTTTTTTATCTTGACATTAAATAGAGGTATATGCTAGTATACATCATGAATGGCCGTATAGATAAAGTTCATATGACGAGTCGAGTGAATCATATGATCACTGGACTACATAATAAACACTGGTATCCACAATGGAGTCAAAGTGAAAGAGAAGCGGCCAAAAGGATCCTCCTGAATGTATTGGAGGTGTTAGACGAGTATCACTCATAGGGAGGTATATGACTGAAGAAAAAATCAAAAGCCTCTGCTATACAAAGGAAGAAGTAGACCAAATGATTGCCGATGCTGTAGCTGAAGCACGAGCAATCGATGAAGCATCAATGGCAGAGCATAATTTCAAAGCAACTATCATTAGTATGATTCTTGGGTTCACTTGCCTTGCATTATTTCTTGATGGTACATTAAGATTGTTAGGGATTATACCACCTTTCATGGATATAGATATAAGTATAATTGATAAGGTTGCTGATAAGGTAGAGACAGAAGTTATGCCAATCATTCAAGATGCAGCACAGAAGGCACAGAGGTATATACCAAGAAGATGATTTTAGAAACATTTTTAATACTCGCAGCTCTACCATTTGTAGGACTAACACTTTTCTTTGGAAGTAAAGGTGGTTACTATGATAGTGATGATTACACAGGAGATGGGTGTGCTCACGATGTTAAAAGATGATACATAGTATAGAGAATATAATATTTCTTATCACTTGGTTTGGATTGATCACGTTTGCGATCATGTTGATGTCTAATGGTTGGAGAGTAATGGAAGATAAACCAGCAAAAAGAGAAGATGGGTTAACTCCACATCCAGAACTTGAGGGAGTTGAACCAGGTGATGAATTGTTAGTAGTTAACTTTCACCAAATACCAGACCCATCTGTCCCTAAAGCAGTAGATCCTAGATTCAAACTTGATTCACCTGAGTTACATAATCTGGGAGATCCATTAAATAAGTCTCTTCAAGATCGTATTCAATCATTGCGAGATGAATTGGAAGAAGATGAAGAAGATGACGATGATGATGGAGGAGCACCAGTACTAGCATAAAATGGATACTAATTTAATTTTAACAATAGGAATATCAACAGCAGTTGCTATAGCAGTATCTGTAGGAACTTATCTTGTATTGCAAAATAATGCAGATAAGGCCGCAGCATGTAGTGTAAGACAGTACGAAAAGCTACAGAGAAGAATAGATAAGTTGAGAATAGAACTGGAGAAGCCAGTTGCAACAATAAATAGTAAGTAGCTTGGGAAGTTGACATGCCTGTAGGTGGAGCAGAGTGGTATAAAGAACAACCGAAGAATAGGAACTTCTTGAATCCTATTGGTTTTCTGTTGAAAATAGATAAGTTTGCTGGAACAGATTTCTTTTGTCAAGCAGCGAATCTTCCAAACATTGATATGCCTGTAACGGAATATGCAACTAGGTTCCGTTCACTTCCAATAATACCTGGTGGTGGAGTTACCTTTGGTGATTTTAACGTACAGTTTATTATTGATGAAGAT